CTTGTCAGTACTGATTTCATTCGTGACATGGCTTCGCGCTATGGCGAGACGAGCAATAGTTTCCGCACGCGTGTGCTGGGCGAATTTCCGCAAGCGGATGAAGACACACTTATCCCGTTGCACTTGCTCGAGGCGGCGATTGTAAGGGACGTTGAAGAGTCAAACATCGCTCCGGTTGTGTGGGGAGTTGACTGTGCAAGATATGGCAGTGACAAGTCGGCATTGGCGAAGCGTCGGGGTTCGGTTCTTTTGGAGCCAATAAAAACGTGGCGCGACAAGTCCACGATGGAGTTAGCTGGCATTATTCACAATGAGTACGAGGCGGCTAACCACGACGAACGTCCGGTTGAGATTTTGGTGGACTCGATTGGAATTGGTAGCGGAACGACTGACCGATTGATTGAGTTAAATTTGCCCGCTCGCGGCATAAACGTCGCTGAGTCGCCAAGTATGGCGCAGAAATACATGCGTTTAAGGGACGAGCTTTGGTATCGCAGCCGAGAGTGGTTTGAGGCGAAGGACTGCCGGATACCTGATGATGGTGCTTTTGTGGCTGAGATGGCGGCTCCGCGATTTCAGTTTACGAGTGCTGGCAAGATTAAGGTTGAGAGTAAGGATGAGTTGCGGAAGCGCGGGATTGCGAGTCCCGACATGGCGGATGCGTTTTGCCTGACTTTTGCCAGCAATGCCGTGATTGGCGCACATGGTTTGAAGTACGGCTGGACTCAGGATTTTGAGCCAGACACCAGTTTTGTTGTGTGAGGGAGCTATGCCAAAGGTTGGAAAACGTCATTTCAGTTACTCGACAAAGGGCAAGGCAGCGGCAAGAAAGTATGCCAAGAAGACCGGAAAGAGATTGACAAATGCGAAGCGTTGAAATCCCGCTTAACGCCAGCCCTTACACGATTATTCACGCAAGGCCGCGCAAAGTCGAGCCGTTGGCGGCTGTTAAAAAGAAGCGTGTAAGAAAGAAAAAGGCGTAGTGACTGACACGCCAAACGTTCGTGGTTTGCTTGACGACGCCGTCCATCATCGTTCGACGCTTTTGCCACTTGTCAAAGCGTATCGCCCAACCGGCGACACGATGGTGCCGGAAGAGATGTCTGTTGTCGAGTTTGGCGTACCGGAGGTTGCGATTGATCTAATAAAAAGCGCAATGTTGCCTGGCGCCGCCGCGCAAGGCTACCGCGCCACGCCGACAGATGTAAGCCAAATGGCGCTGGACACGATGCTAGGCGGCGGCTTGTTGGGCCGCGCTCCAAGCGGCAGCTTGGCGGCGAACGTATGGCACGGCGGGCCGCACAGGTGGGCAGCGGAACCGGGCTTCCCATATGGACGCCCCCGCCTTGACAAGATGGGAACGGGCGAGGGTGCGCAAGCTTATGGGCCGGGGTTTTATACGGCAGAGTCGAAAGGGGTCGGGACAAGATATCGAGACGATTTAACCAGAGACCCAGATATTTTTTACAAAGGAGAGCGGGTGGATTTTGCGAAAGGGCATGTTCCACATGACGCTACAGAACTTCAGCGTTTAGGGTTTTACTCACATTATACCGGACAAGACTTAAACGACACGGCTTATGACTTAAGTGCTGTGGCTTCAGAGATTCGTGAACAGGCTGAACGTGTGGCATTCGGTAAGCCGCTTAAAAAAGCGTCGGAGTTTCCCGAGTGGATGCAAGACGTCGATGTCTATATAGATAATGTTGTGAACTTAAAGCATGCTGATGATGTACCGACAGCATTAAAAACTGCTGACGACTTTTCTAATGCGGCAGACTTTATGATTGCAAACAAGCGGTTCATCGAAGAGCGCTACCCCAAAGGCACCCTCTACAAGCTCGACATCCCCGACGCCGATGCCGCTAAAACTCTCGACTGGGATGCACCGTTGAGTGAACAAGGTGCGGTTGGTGACAAGGTTACTTTTATTTTAGAAAAATTGTACCCTGATACCAAATTGCGGTCATCTATTACCGGCGAGCAGGCTTATAATCTCATAGTTGAAAAGTCTGGGTCTTTGGATTGGCCGATTGGTTCAGATGTAAGTGTTCGCCGCCAATTCTATGAAGTTGCTGAAAATAAAACCGCCGACGCTCTCCGCGAAGCTGGCATCCCCGGCGTGAAATACCTTGACCGAGGCAGTCGAGGCGCAGGCGAAGGCTCGCGCAACTATGCCATATGGGACCAAGACGTTCTCGACCGGACGAAGATGCTGGAGCGGGACGGTGAAATATTAGGATTGCTAGACTAATGGCAAAAAAAGACGACGACGAATTCCAATCTATCGTCCGCAGCGAAATCCAGTCAGCGATTAATTTCACTGATCAGGAACTGGCCGCTGACCGTGTAGAAACGATGGATTTTTATATGGGCGAGCCTTTTGGTAATGAGCAAAAAGGTCGATCCCAGGTTGTGATGACTGAGGTCTCGGATGTCATTGAGAGCATTCTTCCGAGTCTGATGAAGATTTTCACCGCTTCGGGCGACTTCGTCCGCTTTGCGCCTCGCGGCCCAGAAGACATTGACGCGGCAAACCAAGCAACAGAATACGTTAATTTTATACTTAACTCAGACAACAATGGCTTCGTTATTCTTCATAATTTCTTTAAAGATGCTTTGCTCTTTAAGATGGGTGTGGTGAAGCACTATTTTGATGAAAGTGAGAGCGTTTCCGAAGAGGTTTATGAAGACTTAACAGAAGATGAGTTGACGGCGTTGCTTTCTAATCCTGCCCTTGAAGTTTTAGAGCAGGAGAGTCGCGAAGTCGAAGCGCCGGATGGCGGAATTATGCCTTTGGTGTTCGACATCCGTGTCAAGCGGACAAAACAGGACGGTCGCGTTCGCATCGAGAACATTCCGCCGGAAGAGTTTCTTTTTAATCGCCGCTCAAAGAGCATTGACGACTGCCGATTTGCGGCACATCGCACGACCTTAAGCGTGAGCGATTTGGTTGCGATGGGTTATGACCGTGAGTTGGTTGAAGAGCATGCTGGCTATTCGGAAATTGACGAGGTTGGAGAAAAGCAGACACGGTTCCAAGACTTGGAGAGTGGCGATGCGGATAGCTCGCACGATCCGAGTGAGCAGGGTGTTCTGTATACAGAGGTCTACATTCATTCCGATTATGATGGAGATGGAATTGCCGAATTAAGGCGTGTTTGTACGATTGGCCCTTCTTATGAAGTTGTAAAAAACGAGCCGTTTGGAGAAATTCCATTCTCCGTTGTTTCGCCAATTTTAATGCCGCACAGAATGGTTGGGCGCTCAATTGCGGAATTGATTAAGGACTGTCAGTTAATCAAGTCGTCGCTCATTCGCCAGCAACTGGATAACGTGTACTTGACAAACAACGCAAGAATTGCGGCTGTTGAGGGTCAGGTAAATTTGGATGATTTGACGACAAATCGCCCCGGCGGCATCGTGCGAATGAGAGCGCCGGGAATGGTGCAACCCATTTCGCCGCCGTCAATCAGTCAAGCAGCATTTCCGCTTCTTGAGTATATGGATAACGTAAAAGAGAACCGCACTGGTTTGACGAAGGCGTCGATGGGTTTGGACCCTGACGCGTTGCAGTCGAGTACGAAGGCTGCGGTAGCGGCTACGATATCAGCGAGCCAACAGAAGATTGAAATGATAGCTCGCGTCTTTGCCGAGACCGGCGTGAAGCATCTGATGAAAAGCGTGCTTAATTTGGTGACGGAGTACCAGCAGCAATCTCGCGTCATCCGGCTTCGCAATAAATTTGTTGAGATGGACCCCCAGCGTTGGAATACCGAATTCGATACGATTGTTGAAGTCGGCTTAGGCACCGGAGACAGCGACCGCCGCATTGCGGTGCTAACGCAGATTGCCGCCAAGCAAGAAGAAATCCTGACCAAGCTCGGCGTGATAAATCCGCTTTGTACGTTGCAACAATACCGCGACACGCTCGGCAAGATTGTCGAGTTAAGCGGCTTTAAGGACAGCAGCGTTTTCTTTTTGTCACCCGACAATCTCGACCCGGAGACGCAGCAGAAAATTAAAGAGCGTGCGGAACAATCTGAAAGTCCCGAAGACAAGGTCATCGCGCTCGAGAAAGCGAAGGCGCAAGCCGAGATTGAAAACGACCGCATGAAGTTGCAGGCCGAGATTGAGATGAAGCGCGAGAAGGCTGCTGCCGAGTTGGAGATTAAACGGCAAGAGATGGAAATGAAAATGCAGATGCGGATGCGCGAAATGCAGCTTGAGGCAGAGTTGCGCGGCGTCGAAGCAATCAGCGGCGTCGACGTTTCGACTAATCTTCCGAGAACGCAGTAGTGTGGGTACCCGTCTATTCTGCCTACACAAAAACGGATGAAAAAGGCGGCGTGACCTTAACGATTTGTGTCGAGGGTTTCGATTCTGTTTTGGAGGCCCGTGAGTTTTTGCACTTTTTTGTAGATGAAGACGTTGCGGATAATATGCAGGGTGGTTTGAATTGAACGACGAGCTTCAACTGCAGCGAGAAATTAATCGAGCCGCGCAAGCCGCAGAGTTATTTCGCAACCCAATCTTTGAGGAGAGTTTTGACTTTCTTAAGGCGAGATATCAAGAGGAGTGGTCTGCGACCGCTCTAAAAGACGGCGAGACCCGCGAGCGGCTTTACTATTTGGCGCAAGCAGTCGATGCCGTCCGCAGCCATTTACAATCGGTCATGGAGACCGGGTCTATGGCAGAAAAGCAGATTAAGGAGCTTCGCAAGAAGTCCTTTATGTAATCCCGTAGTCGGGATGGCCAAGGCGCACTGTGCGTCAGCCTTTAAAAAATTTGGAGATTTTTATGAGCGAAGCACCCCAAGAAGGGACTCCGCTGTCCATTGCAAATGCCGTGGACGCACTTCTTGATCAAACGGCCCCTGAGGAGGATACGCCTGTTGAGGAAGAAGAAGCCGCTACTGAAACCGCCGAGGTTGAAGTTGAAGCCGACGCCGAAGAGTTAGAGTCTGAGGACATCGCTGAAGGCGATGACACTGAAGACGATGACGAAGAAGCCGAGGTAGTTGAAGCCAGTGCTGAAGAGCCGGAAACTTACCGGGTTCGTGTTGGTGAAGACGAAGTCGATTTGACGCTTGATGAATTGCAATTAGGCTACATGCGTCAATCGGACTACACGCGCAAGACACAGCAAATTGCCGAAAACCGGAAAAAGGCAGAGGCAGAACTGGACGCGCTTTTGGCACAGCGAGAGAGCTATGCCGCTCAGTTGGAACAGATAAGTACCGCGTTAAACCAATCGGAGCCAACCCAGGAATACTGGGAGTTGCTACAAAACGAAGACCCAATCGAATACGTCAAGCAGCGAGAGGCTTGGCGAGACCAGCGCGATGCACGTGCGCAAGTGCAAGCTGAACAAGAGCGGGTTCGTCAGGAGCAATATGAGCAACTGCAAGCGCAGTTACAGGAACACCGCGCACAGGAAGCTGAAAAATTACTCGATGTGATACCCGAGTGGCGCGATGAGCGTATTGCGCAGAAAGAAAGGTCTGCGCTCCACACTTATGCCATGCGTGATCTTGGATACACCGAGAGCGAAGTCGGCAGAATAGCTGATCACCGTGCAATCAAAGCATTGCGAAAGGCCCATTTGTACGACGAGCTAATGAAGAGCAAACCGGCTGCAACAAAGAAAGCGGCCAAGGCACCGAAGATGGCCAAAGCGGGTACTCCTACGAGCAAAAAACAACTTAACTCGAAGCGGAAGAGACAAGCGCTTCAGAACATCAACAAGCAGAGGGGACGGCAGTCGGTTGATGCCGCTGTCGATTATCTTTTGCAAAAATAGGAGACGAGAAAATGGCTACGTGGGCCACGTCAGCAGCGGTTGGCGAACGGGAAGACCTGAGTGATGTAATCACTCGTATCGACCCGGCTGAAACCCCGCTGGTAAGCAACGCTAAAATGGAGACAACGAAAGGTGTACTCCACGAATGGCAGGTTCAAGAATTAACAGCCGCCGCCGACGACAATCATGTCAATGAAGGTGCGGACTACAGTTATGTGAACCCGAGTGCCACTACCCGTGTCGGCAATCACCACCAAATATCTGTGCAAGCCGCACAGGTAAGCGGTACCTTGGAGACCGTGGACAAAGCAGGGCGCGACCGCGAGTCTGCATATGTGAAGGTCTTAAAGGGATTGGAACAGCGCCGCGACATTGACAAGTCGCTGTTTAAAAACGAAGCCCGCAGCGGAAGCGATCCACGTAAAGCTGGAAAGTTTCTGTCGTGGATCACCAATGTGGTAGCTGAGTCTGGTTCGTCGGCTTCGGCTGGAACTGGAACAGACGCTGCCACCTTGTCGGGAACTGACGACGCACTTGCACTAGCTGACATCGATAATGCCATGAAGCTGGCTTATGATGACGGCGGTACACCTGACATGCTCGTCGTTTCTCCCGCGAATAAGGTCGCGTTTTCTGACCTCAATTCCGGCAGTCTGGTGACAAACCAACTGCACATGACGGCTAATGCACCGCAAGACGCCATCATGATCGGTTCCGTAAACTGAATGCGGCTTGATTGAGAAATCAATCTCGAAAATCTGGTGAACTCAGGGGAACTCTGGAAATAGACAATCCTGAGCCAAGCCTCTAACGAGGAAGGTGCAACGACCATCCCTTCGGGGAGTAGGCTGGAAGCCCAGCCGAAGCGCCAGACGCCCTTCGGGGCGATGATATGGTCTGATCTGCGCGGTGACGCGCAGCAGCGGAAGCGGTCTTAGTTTCGCGAACTAAGGCGAACACAAATGATCTATGTACCTAACCGACTTCGGCACGTTGAATGTTGTCATTGACCGACAGGCGTCTAATTCGGAAATATTTCTAATCGACAGTGACCATTACTCGATTGGTCATTTGCCGGGTCGGATGTATTCCGTGAGCGATGTCGCGCCCACTGGAGATCGGACGCAATTCGCAATTTTGTCGGAGTGGACATTGATTGTTCGTGCGCCAAAGGCACACGCAGCAGTCCTTGATCTCAATACGTCTTAATAAGACCTCTTGATAACAACGGGAGAGGGGAGGCTTTTGCCTCCCCTTTTTTGTGATGAAAAAATTACTGAGTAAGTCACCTGGAAAGCGGACCTACGCGCAATGGGAAGGCGACGACATGAGCGTTGTCACAGAGCAAGAGGTCACGCCAATTCTGGAGCAAAACAAGAAGTTTAAAAACGAGTGGAAGCCCGGCGACTACATGACCGGGTCGAAGCATACCCACAAAGTCGCGGAGTTTCCGGCAGTCTTGTTTTACGACCTCGTCAAAAAGCTCGGTGAGCCGCAAAAAAACTTAGCGGCCTGGAAACGATTCCTTAACGACCCAGAAAATCAGTATTTGCGTACTACGGGCGGAAAATTGTAATGGCCATCTCGACTTTTACCGAGTTGAAAACGGCGGTCGATAACTGGCTTGCCCGCACTGACTTGCAGGGTCGCGCTGCGGAATTTATCGCTCTGGCCGAAGCGCGAATGAACCGAGAAGTGGAGACACGCAGTCAGGAGAAGCGCGTCACATCAACGCTAGTGGCTGGCGACCAATACGTCTCGCTGCCCGGCGACGTGCGCCGCATACGTCATGTTCGATTGAACACTTCACCGATCACGAACCTGTCATTTATGACGCCCGTCAGTATTGACCGTCAGCACTCGGGAACTGGACAAGGCAAGCCGCAAAGCTACAGCATCGTCGGCACCGAGATTTATTTTCGGCCTATTCCCGACAGCGGCTACGAGGCCGAAATTGCTTATGTCGCCAACATCGACGCGCTGTCTGACAGCACTGCGACGAACAATATACTGACGCGCCACCCCGACATTTATTTGCACGGCGCACTGGCAGAGGCTTTCGGCTTTTTGATGGACCCGGCGCGGCGGGCGCAACACGATGCGCTCTTTTTGAAGGGCATCCAGGATATTCAAAACGACGAAGACCGTTCACGGTTTGGCGGTGGTACTCTAACTCTAACTACTGATTTTGGAGAACTTACATGAGCGCAATGAGCGATCATCTTGAAAACGAGATACTGGATCACATTCTCGGAACCGGCAGCTACACGATGCCGTCAACTGTTAGGATTGGGCTATCGACCGGCAGCTTCGGAGACGACGCAAGCGGAACCGAATTAAGCGGAAGCGGCTATGCCCGTCAGGCGATCACATTCGCCGCTGCATCGAGCGCCTCTGCCGCAACGAATGCGACGGTAACTTTCCCGACCGCGACTGGATCGTGGGGTTCAATCGGATTTTGGGGCATTTTTGACGCCGCGTCAGGAGGCAATTTATTACTCCATGGCGCGTTCGCAAGCGCGAAAACAATCGGCTCGGGCGATGTTTTGCGAATCAATTCCGGCGATCTTACGGTGACGGCTGCTTAATTCATGCCGGAAATCACCGGCCCCAATCTTGACCAACTCGACGCTTGGGGTGACCTCGACAGCCTAGACCTTTCGCTCGACAACTCCGGTTGGACGACCAGAAAGCTGCGCCTGACCGGAAATTTTCGGGCAAGCCCGACTCTGGAACAGCTTGACGCTTTTTGCGTCGGCATCGATGACCTCGCGTCATCTCTTGACGCAGCTAGTCACGGTACGCCGGCTTCGATCAGCGTAACGGCGACGGCTACTGCGACAACCGAAGTCCTCGTTGATGTTTCCGGCTCTGCTGCAATTGCCGTTACAGCGAGCGGCTCCGCCGAACGCATTCAATCTGTCAGCGGAACGGCGGCAGTGGCCGCGACGACGACAGCGTCCGCACAGCGCGTTCAAGCCGCCAGCGGCAGTGCTGCCATCGCGCTTACCGAAAGTGCGTCGGCACAACGGGTTCAAGCTGTCGCCGCCAGCGTCGATGTTGCAGTTGCTTCATCGGCAAGCGCGACGAGCATTAAATCCGTCACGGCATCGGCAGACATATCGGTCACAGCGAATGCGAGTTTCGGAGACGTTAGTCTTGTCACCGCAAGTGCCGCAATTGCGGTAACCGCGAGCGCGGCATCGGAGCGTATTTTCTCAGCGTCTGCGTCGTCGTCGATTGCGGTGACAACAAGCGCTGCGGCAGAGCGCATTCAGACCGTTGCTGATTCCGTTGAGATTGCGCTCACCGCTTCGGCAAGCTCGCAGCATCTTCATGGGATGTCGGCAACCGCACCGATTGAGGTTAGCGGAAATACTCCAACTCCCCAGCTAACTGCCGCCTCGACGGTGGCTGCGGAAATTTCATCAACGACTTCGGCGTCGTCCTCAATCATCGCCGTTGTGTCTAGCACGGTGACTACGGCATACGAGATTTCGGCAACATCCGAAAAACTCGGTGAAACGTGGAGCGACATTTCTGCCGGCGGCGAAACTTGGACAGAGGTTTCTGCTGGCGGCGAAACTTGGGCAGAGGTTTCTGCTGACAGCGAAA